GAATGGGTGATGGAGATTGGCAAAAGCCGCATTCGTGCATTGCCATTAGGTGATGGCGAAAAGCTGCGTGGATTCCGCTTTCATCGTATTATTATTGACGAGTTTTTATTGATGCCTGAACGTATTTATAATGAAGTTATTGTACCATTCTTGTCTGTTGTACAAAATCCAACCCAGCGAGAAGAGTTGTATAACTTAGAAACACAATTGATTGCTAAAGGAGAGATGACTGAGAACGACAGATATATCTGGCCCAATAATAAATTGATTGCATTATCTTCTGCATCTTTTAAATTTGAATATTTATATAAGTTGTATGAGCAATATGATAACTTAATATTTAATCCCAAAAACAATGAAAAAACAAAGCGTTGCATCATGCAGTTTTCTTATGATTGCGCTCCAGTCCAACTATATGATCAGAATCTAATCAATCAAGCTAAAGCAACAATGAGTGAGTCACAATTCTTGCGAGAATTTGGCGCACAATTTAGTGATGATAGTTCTGGATATTTTAAAATTTCTAAGATGGCTCTGTGTACAGTGCCAGATGGTGAATTACCTGCTGTTGAAGTTGTTGGAAATCCAGAAGATGAATATATATTAGCGGTTGACCCTTCTTGGTCAGAGACCGAATCGTCAGATGATTTTGCTATTCAAGTATTAAAAATCAATAAAGAAAAACAAATCAATACATTAGTACATTCTTATGCGCTTTCAGGATCTGCTCTAAAAGATCATATTAAATACTTCTTATATCTATTACAAAACTTCAATGTAGTAGGAATTTGTATGGACTATAACGGTGGTGTTCAATTTATGAATTCTTGCAATGAAAGCGAACTATTCAAAGACGCTAAGATTAGTTTAAAATCAATAATAACAGAATTTGAGCGTCCAGAAGAGTACGCTCAAAATCTTTATGCTGCAAAAAGTGAATATAATAAATCAGATTATAAATATGTATTCTTAAGAAAGCCAACTTCTGGTTGGATACGTTTAGCTAACGAGTTACTGCAAGCAAACTTTGATCATCGTCGCACATATTTTGCGAGCAGAGCCATTGACGACAACTTTAGAAGCCAAACTAAAAAACATATTGGTATTAGTGATCTCAAATTTTCTAACGCTTTAGATAGTGAAAAAGAAAATGAAGAAGCTAAGATGATTGACTTTGTAGAACATTTATCAGATATGATTATGCTTACAAAAACAGAATGCGCTCTTATACAAATAACAACTTCTGCACAAGGTATGCAGAATTTCGATCTTCCAGCTAATCTTAAACGTAAATCTGGTCCAGATAAGCCTAGAAAAGATAGTTATTCAGCATTAGTATTAGGTAATTGGCTTTGTAAGATATATTTTGATATGGGTAATACTCAGGTTGATGATATTACAGAAACTTTTGAGCCTATGTTTATAGCTTAAAGTTAAAAAGTCACTTTCAAAGTTACAATGTGTAACTATTATTAATATGAGTCGCAAATATAATAAAAGATCAGATTATTGGAGTAAGTTTTCAAAGGCAGATGAGAATCAATCAGCACCTTTGGATGCTTTATTAAAGGATTACTCAGAACCTTCGCTTGTTGGCGACCCGTTTTACGAGCAAAGCACAGCTTCCACATACGAACGAACTGGAACTAGCGAAACAACCAACCTTCGTAGAAATCTAGCTTATGTAGGACCAAAGATATATAAATATGGTAACATTAGAGAAGGTATGTTGCCATTTGAAATGTCTATTAATGGATACAATATCCGCGATGCTATTGAATTATGTCAGAAAGCTTATGCCAACGTAGCTATTTTCAGAAATGCAGTTGATATCATGTCTGAATTTGCTAATGCCGAAATTTATTTAGAAGGTGGAAGTCAAAAAGCTAAAGACTTCTTCACCAAGTGGATGAAGTATACAAGAATGTGGAATGTTAAAGATCAATACTTCCGTGAATATTATCGTAGTGGTAACGTGTTCTTTTATAAGATCAATGCTAAGTTTGAAATCGATGACTTTCAAAAGCTTTTGGAAACATACGCTTCGTATGATGGATCTTCGTATAATACAGATATTAAATTGTATAATTATCCAACACCATATGATGTAAAGAACTTAGTTCCTGTTCAATATATACTACTCAATCCATTTTATCTAACAACAAATCATACAAGCTCTTGGCATCAAGTTGTTTATCAGAAAATACTTTCTGAATATGAATTGGAAAGACTAAGATCGCCAAAAAATGAACACGATAAAACTGTTTTTGAAAGCCTAGACAACGAAACAAAAGAAAAAATTAGATTAGGACAATGGGCTAGAGATGGTTTGAAGATTCAATTGAATCCTACTGATATCATTTATTCTTTTTATAAGAAACAAGACTACGAACCATTCGCCGTACCATTTGGTTTCGCGGTTCTTGATGATATCAATTTTAAAATGGAAATGAAAAAGATTGATCAAGCTATTTGCCGTACAATTGAGAATGTTATCTTGTTGATAACTATGGGAACTGAGCCAGCTAAAGGTGGCATCAACCATAAAAACATAAAAGCCATGCAAAGTCTTTTAAGCAATCAATCTGTTGGTCGTGTTTTAGTTGCTGACTATACAACAAAAGCTGAATTCATTATTCCTGACATGAATAAAGTTTTGGGATATGAAAAATACAAAGTAGTTAACGAAGATATTAAAGAAGGATTGCAAAATATTCTTATTGGATCAGAAAAGTTTGCTAATACTACAGTAAAAGCTCAAGTATTCTTTGAAAGATTAAAAGAAGCAAGAAAAGCTTTCTTAAATGATTTCTTACAACCTGAAATGGAATTGATATTCCGTAATCTAGGATTTAAAGGCAAGTGTCCAATAGCTAAGTTCGAAGAAGTTTCTATTAAAGATGAAACACAGTTCAATCGCGTTGTAACTCGTATGATGGAGCTTGGAATATTGCCACCAGAAGAAGGTTTGAAGGTTATCGAAACAGGTATATATCCAACTCAAGAAGAGTTAGGTATTGCTCAACAAAAATTCGTCGAAGAAAGAAAGAAAGGATATTACAATCCAATCGTTGGCGGGGTTCCTGTTATTCCTCCAGCCATGCCAGAAGTTCCAAGTGGTGGAGGAACAAAGCCTCCAATGAAAAAGACAACTACTCCAACAGAAAGAGGTCGTCCTGTTGGTGCCAAAGCTTCTGTTTACGCTAAAGATGCAATTGCGAAGGTTATGGAAAAGACCAAAGATTTATATTCTATTGTTGAAGCGGGGCTAAAAAAGAAATACGCCAAAAAGAATTTAAATTCAGAACAAAAGAAACTAGCTCAAGGAATTTCTGAAGCAATTATTCTAGCTTCTGAATCAGATAATTGGTCAAGCGTAGCTTCAGAAGTTTTAAACGATCCTAACAAATTGGACGCGTTAGGAATATTAACTGAAATTCAAAATACCGCTTCAGAACATGATTTAGATACATATGCTGCGGGTCTTTTATATCACAGCACTAAATATTCCGTGTAAAATCTAATATTATGTTTCTTTATAAGACAAAATTTGACAATATCGTTACGGCTTCATTGAATTTTGATAAGAATATCCTCTTATCACAAGCTTCATTGGAACCTCTCAAGTCAATTATTCCTTCTTCAGTTAATCTAGAAAAAAATGTTGACTTGGTTGGTGCCGCATTTAATGCCGCTGTTGTGAATCGTTTCAATAAGAACGGTGACGGTATTGATACAAACACTGCAATTGCTTTTAAGAAATATTTTATTCATAAGCCAACAAATATTGAACACAAAAAACAAAGAGTCGTTGGGCATATTGTTAATTCTGCTTTTTCTTCTTATGGAGAAAATAAAATATTATCCGATGAAGATGTAAAAGACACTCTTAATCCATTTAATATTGCTTTAGCTGCCGTAGTTTATAAAACAGTAGATCGTGACTTCGCTGATGCATTGATGGACTCAAATGATCCTCAGTCAGCTTTGTATGAAAAGATAAGTGCCAGTTGGGAAATTGGTTTCAATGAATACTTTGTTGCTGTTGGCAGTTTAGATCTCAAACAAGCTGAGATAATTACTAAAAAAGAGCAAATTGATGAATTTAAAAAATATTTGAAAGGCTTTGATGGACCTGGATTTATGAACGATGGAACTCCAGTATATCGTTTAGTTACTGGACGTATTTATCCATTAGGTATCGGATTCACTACTAATCCAGCGGCAGATGTTCAAGGAGTAGTAATTGATGATGGAACTTCAGCAATAAATTCAGACGATGATACTCAAGAAAATGATGAAGAAGATGAGATGGAAACTGAAGAAGCTGAATCTTATGAAGTTAATTCCATAGATTTACTAAGCTTTAACAATAAAATATTTTCACAAAAAGAAAAACAACCTGTAAATAATACCAAAACTAAAACTATGGATTTAGAACAAATACTATCTGCATTAAAAACAGTTCTCGCTGAAAAGCAAGATTCTGTCAAGTTTAGTGAAGAAGCTGTTGCCTCAATTTCTGCCAAAATAGCTGAAAGCATTAAACTCAAGAACGACGAAATTAAGCAAGAAATGGAAAAAGCTGAAATCGCCAAGGCTGAAGCTGTCGCTCAAGCCGAACAATTCAAGAAAGATCTAGAAGAGAATAATAAGAAACTTTCTGAAACCGCTGCCAAGCTCGCAGAACTCGAAAACACAATTTCTGCTCAGGCTGCTCAAGAACTTTATAGTTCAAGAATGAACATACTAGATAGCGAGTACGATCTTGACGAAGTTGATCGTCAGTTCCTCGCTAAAGAAGTTTCTGCTCTAGCTAATAGTGATGAAGCTTTCGCTTCTTATAAAGATAAGGTCGCCGTTCTATTCAGACACAAGAGCAAAGCATCAAAGCTAGATCAAGATAAGATTTTCCAAGAACGTTTAGAAGCTGAATTGGCTAAGAGAATGGGTCAAGTCAAGACTCAACCAACTGAAGTTGTCGAAAAGACAGTTGAGGTTGAAACAGCTTTGGCTAATGCCAAACGCGAAGAGCCAGCTATTCCCGCTCAGTCAATTACTCCTTCTGAAACAAAGACTTCTTGGAAAGAAAGACTAGGTAAGGCTTTCAGCAAAGAAAATATAACCGTTAAATTTTAAAAATATATGTCACTAAGATTATATCCATTCAGACAGTATAGCGATAATGATGTTATTAACATGTTCGCTAGCGACACTGTTGATGCCACCCCATCTACAAATGGTAATGGTTCAGCCGGTGTTTTCGTTAAGGTATCTGCTGGTAACTTGGATCTAGATCCAATTCAATACACAGCTACCGATATCACAAATACACTAGGTAAAGCAGATTATCCTTTCTTGGGAGCTGCTCAATATCCTGCTGTACCTCTACAATTTACTGCGGCTACCGCTGGTTCTCCAGTTCTCGGTATTACGCTAAATCAAACTCTCGCCGCTGACGAAAATGGCGAAAGACTACTTTATAATCCTGTAAAGAGAGCTGAATTGCAAGCTGTTCTTACTGGACAAGCCGTTCCTGTAGCTACTAAGGGTATCTTCACCTTGGCTGATACAGCTATCGATTGGGTAGATGGTAGCATGACTGTAAACAATCACCTCGTTATCTCTGCTAACGCTGGTAAGGTTTCTGGTCTATCTGCTGCTACAGTATCACCAATCACTGGAACTACCAGCATCATTGGTAGAATTTTGGGAACTGGTCAACGTGTTTCTCAGAATGGTAAGAGCGATTATTTCGCTGGAACTACCACTGGCAAGTACGCTCTAGTCCAAATCGACTGTGTAACTTCCTACGTTGTCTAATATTTAAAAACTTAAAAATATGAAAATCGTTTTAAAGAGAACAGATGAACAAGTCGAGCTAATCAAAGCTCTAGCCTCAAAGAACCGTGAAGTAGCCTTCGATGCTCAAGTAGCATTGGCTGAATTCATTGGACCAGTATTGGCTGAAGTAATTAATAACGCTCCAACCATTTCCAACTTGTTCACAAGTCTTCAGTTCAATGCTGAAGATAATCCTTCAATTCCTCTAGACCTCTATTATGATATCTTCGACGAAGATTACATCAAGGTCTATAGCCAAAGTGTCGCTGGTGGTCTTCCTCAGAACGTAGTTCAACCTTTGGCTTCTGAGCTAAAGATTGCTACTTATCGTCTCGACAGCGCTGTCGCTTTCGATAAGAAGTACGCCGCCAAGAGCCGCTTGGATGTAGTTAGCAAGTCTTTCACTCGCGTAGCTCAAGAAGTTATGCTAAAGCAAGAAAGAACTTCTGCTAACCTCGTAATGACTGCTCTAGCTCAAGCTTCAACTGGTAATGATAGCACTGCTGCTAATAATTATCACGTTTTCCGCTCTGCTGCTGCTAATCGTTTCGTTCTTAACGACTTGAACAAGCTATTCACCAAGATCAAGCGTATTAACGCTTCATTCGTTGGTGGTACTCCTTCTGGCGCTCGTAGAGGTCTAACTGATCTTATCGTTTCTCCAGAAATCATCGAAGAAATTCGTGGTATGGCTTATAATCCAATCAATACCAAGGCTTCTATTGCTGGTACTGCCAGCACTAGTAATTCTGCTGGTAACGCTCCAATCACTGCTACTGATGAAATTCGTAATCAAGTTTTCAGTCAAGCAGGTATCCCTGAATTCTTCGGAGTTTCTATCATGGAAATTCTAGAATTCGGTGTTGGAAAGAAGTTCACCACAATTTTCGATACAGTCGCTGGTTCTACAGCTTATGCTGATAACTATGCTGTACAGTCCAATGGTGGTACTGCTCAACAATTCCTCGCTACTGAGCAGATCGTAGTTGGTCTTGATAGATCACGCGATTCACTCATTCGCGCCGTAGCTGTTGATGCTGATTCTGGATCAGAATTTAATCTAGTCGCTGATGACCAATATACTCTACGTCAGGGTAAGATTGGTTATTATGGCGCTCTTGAAGAGGGCCGTATGGTTCTCGACAATCGCGCTTTGGTTGGATTGATTGTCTAATATAAATAGTAGTTCGTCATAAATTAGGCGTTATCCGAAAGGGTAACGCCTTTTTTATTGAATATTATCAATTTTGTGTAATATAGTATATGGCTAAAAAGTCCACAAAAAATAAACCAACAAATGCAGCAAAGCCTGAACCTAAAAAGTCTGAGCTAGATAGTCTAAATCTTGCTGATGGAAAAGTTCATACTGATCCTGATATCGATAAGGTAAAAAAGCTTGAAGAAATTCTTGGTATTAAAAAGATGAATCCATTTGGTACATCTAATATTGATATTTTTAAGGAAAAGTTAAATGAAATGACCATAGTAGATTTGCAGCATATGTGCGAAAAAGTTGGTATTTTTGCTAGTGGCTCACGCCAGCAAATCAAGGAGAAGTTGTTGCGCGAATTTAAGTCTACTAATAAAGGAACGATATCTATGTTGGTTCAAAATCCTTCTTTAGTTTTAGATCCTAATAATCCAAAGCATCAAAAAACTTTAAAAATTCTCCGCGAGATATAATATATACAACCTAATTAATTATGGAACAGAATAATCAGAATCAAATTAATCTATCACAAGTAACCGATGTTCAGCTAAAGGCGTTTGCCTATGATGAGCTAGGTAAGATCGAAGTAGCTCAGGCCAATCTTCGCGTCATCAATCAAGAACTCGCAAATCGTGCGAAGGCAGCTTCAGGCGCGTCAAGCAATGGAGTTGTGAATCCAGATTTGCCAGTAGTTAAGTAATATAAAAAATATCAATAAACCCAAGCGAAAGCTTGGGTTTTTTTGTCTCCAAATTTAATATAACGTGTAATAAATATCAAATGGCGACACAGTTATCTATTATAAGAGGCGACACTTTTCCTACGCAGACAATAACTGTAACATCTGATAGTTTAGATTTTACAAATATAACTTGCACTGGGCAAATTCGTCCACACCCAGATGGAACTTTATTATATACTTTTGTACCAACTGTTGTATCTGGAGTAAATGGAACCGGAGTCGTAGAATTTAGTTTTCCAGCTAGTGTTACAAGAAGTTTTCCGCCAATTAATTTGTATGGTGATTTGCATTTTTATTCTACTGGCATTATGGATCGCACTCTTTTTGAATTTAGATTAAATGTTTTACCTGATGTAACGCAATTATCGTAATGTCAAATATAAATGTCAATACTTCCTCTAATAACAATCAGATAAATGTAACCGTTGGAGGAGGGTCGAATTCTACTGTTGTTGACAGCAGTAATAATAATTCTATTCTTGTTCAATCTGTAGCACCAGCAAGTTCTACTTCTAAAATTGTAGAAAGAGGACCAGCAGGTACTTCTGGAAGCAGCGGTTCATCTGGAACTAGCGGATCTTCTGGAACTAGCGGATCTTCTGGAACTAGCGGATCATCAGGAAGTTCTGGTTCTTCTGGTACATCAGGATCTTCAGGAACTTCAGGTTCATCTGGTACAAGCGGTTCTTCTGGAACTAGTGGATCTTCTGGAACTAGTGGATCATCTGGCAGTTCTGGTTCTTCTGGAACATCAGGGTCTTCAGGCACTTCAGGTTCATCAGGTACTAGCGGCTCTTCTGGAACTAGTGGTTCTTCAGGAAGTTCTGGATCGAACGGAACTAGTGGATCATCTGGAAGCTCTGGATCTTCTGGCACATCAGGATCTTCAGGCACTTCAGGTTCATCAGGTACTAGCGGTTCTTCTGGAACCAGCGGATCTTCTGGAAGTTCGGGATCGAATGGAACTAGTGGATCATCTGGAAGTTCTGGATCTTCTGGCACATCAGGATCTTCAGGCACTTCAGGTTCATCAGGTACTAGCGGTTCTTCTGGAACTAGTGGATCTTCTGGAAGTTCGGGATCGAATGGAACTAGTGGATCATCTGGAAGCTCTGGATCTTCTGGCACATCAGGATC